CTGCAGATCTAGAGAGGACAGCCCATGACCACTCAGCCAGTCGAGGCGCCCGCGGCGCCCACGACCACGCCGAACAACGTGACCGCCTACCCGACGGACCACCTGTACGTGAAGAGCCCTGCCGAGACCGAGGCCGCTGTGCTCGCTGGCTTCGACGACGCACGGGTGAGCTACCAGTCCAGCCAGCTCGAGACGGAGCGGGCGTACCGCCACCGTGCCGGGGTGCCGGACCCGAACCCGCCGTTCGAGCCCCCGGCTGAGCCGGATGTGGTGGCTGAAGCGCCACCGGCACCAGCCCCGCCGCCCGCACCGCGATCGGCCAAGAAGCCCAGCTCGACCAAGAAGTGAGGAGGTGGCGGTAGTGCCGACCTTCCCCGTGCACTACCGCCCCCGCCCGTACCAGGTGGAGCTCCACAAGATGTGGAGGACCAAGCGGTACGGGATCGCTGTCCTGCCACGGCAGACCGGCAAGGACGTGGCTGCCAGCATGGAGCAGTGCGACGCACGGCTGCGCACGCCCAAGACGACGGGCGTGTACATCAGCCTGTCCAACCCGATGATCCGCGACATCCTCTGGGACAAGACGTACATCGACCCGATCACCGGCGACTACATCCAGGGCCTGCAGGACAACGTGCCCGAGGGCATGGCGGAGTGGAAGGACACCTGGATGGAGGGTCGGTTCGCCAACAAGAGCCGGCTCAAGCTGCAGGGGTACTTCCAGTCCGGTCAGGACAAGTCCGGGGTCGGCACCTCGTACCAGGACTACACGATCACCGAGCTGGCGCTGTTCACCCGGGAGGATCCGATCCCTCGGCTCATGCCGATCCTCGAGAACCGGGCTGAGAACAAGCGCCTGATGGTGGTGAGCACTCCGCGTGGGAAGCGGCGCAACCCGCTGTGGCAGCTGATGGAGTCACTGAAGGACAACCCGGAGGCGCAGGTCATCGTCCGCACGATCGACGACCTGAACGAGATGATGCGCAAGGAGGGCCTGCCTCCGGTCCTCACCTACGACGAGCTCGAGCGGATCCGCGAGACCTACCTGAAGCGGTTCGGCAACGACCGCATGTTCGAGCAGGAGTACTACGTCTCCTTCGAGGAGATGGACGCTGCGGCTGTGTACGGCGAGGCGTACATGAAGATGGTGTCCGATGGTCGGATCCACGATTTCAATGTCGATCCCGGTCACCCCGTGTACGTGGTCTTCGATATCGGCTCCTCAGGCGTTCAGTCTGATGCCACCGCGTGGATAGCTTTCCAGTGGATCAACAACCGGCTGTTCATCTACGACTGCGGGGAAGGCCATGGCAAGGCCTTACCAGAGTACGTGGATGACCTGCAGCCCAAGCACTACTTCAACAAGGTGATGGCCATGATCCTGCCTTGGGATGGTGACCACCATGAGAAGGCAGTGAACACCACACCGGCGGACATGATGCGACTACGGTTCCCGAACGTCGCAGTCCTGGCCAAGAGCAACAAGGTGTGGAAGATCCCTGGTTCCAGGCAGGGTGACTTCAACATCATCACTGACATCCAACAGACTCGGATGATGCTGTACAACACGATCGTCCATGAGACCAACTGCCCGTGGCTGCTCGAGTGCTTGGAGAACTACAAGTACGAGTTCAACACCCGGCTCCAGATGTGGACCCAGCAGCCGGTGCATGACAAGCACAGCCACATGATGGACGCTCTTCGCTATGCCGTTCAAGCCGTCAAGGAGTTGGACTTCTTCAGAGGAAAATTTTTTGACATGCCAGGTGTCCAGGAGAAAGCCGTCGATTACGAGCAAGACTATCGAGGTGTGTGGGCATGAAGGTCGTAACCATCCGGCAGGCGTTGCAGCATGTGGCTGACAACCCAGTTATCAAGACCGACCTGCTGCTCGACGTACCGGCTCATGAGCTGGTAGCCCGCACCCTGTTCGAGATCGCCAACGGTGCTCAGCTAGGGGAGAAGAACTCCCTGTCCCGAGCCAACGCAGCGAGGACGTTGATCTTCACCCGGCTGGTCGGTCGTCGCCGGGCAGGATCCCACCCTGCCACCAGCCAGAAGGTGGAGCTGAAGTTCCATCCGTTGGCAGGAGAGCTCGATGAGAAGTGATGTCGTCCAGGTCAAGAGCTACCGGACTCAGGTGCCCCCGGATCACAAGGCCAGCTTGGATACTCGGCTGCGCTGGCTGTGGATGCAGCGGTTCGGGACTGTACAGACCGTGTACTCACGCAGCGAGGACATCCTCGACGTCACCGCAGCCACCCTGATCCTGCAGTGCATCATGGCCCGTGACCTCAAGAGCATCCAGCAACTGTTCAACAGGCTGGAGGGTGGGGCCATCAGTGACAGGGAGACCCTCGAGGCGGAGGAAGCCCTCAGGGTGTGAGGGCCTCGGCCTGCGCTCGGGTCAGGGTGACCGGCCCACGCTGCTCTCGACGCCACAGGTTCCGCCACCACTTGGCTTCGGGCCGCTTGCACACCTTGCACCGACAGCGCTTGGGTTTGGCGGCGTGCCAGTAGGCATCCGTGTCCGGCCTTGTCTCTGGCCAGGAGCGGGCCTCCAGCGGCTCCAGGGACAGTGGCAGGTACCAAGAGCCACCGACCCTCACAGCGCCCTCCACAGAGGGCTTCCTGACGGCGTACACCCGGTCTGTCTTGGGCTTGTACCTGGTGTAGTTCGAGTAGATCCGGGTGCCATCGGGCAGCACCTTGATCACATGGTGGGTCATGGGTTGAGCACACCCTCTACGTACTCGGCGTACAGCGTCAGGGTGAGTGGACGGTGCCTGCGGATCAGGTAGCCCGGCTTCACCCGGTATGCCTTCGGCACCTTGCGCCCTGCGATGTACGTCATGTATGGCTTGCCGAAGTAGAACTGCAGCACCTTGTTGATCTTGCGCATGTCACCACGCCAGGTGGTGTGTGCTTGGCCCTCCTTGGTCCGGTGCTCGTCAGCCATCACATCCACGATCCGGATCCCTGTCGCCCACTCGTAGATCATGACGGCTGACACCCGGTGCCCGTGGTCTGGGCTGAGGTTGCGCAGGAACTTGCGCACTTCCCGTTCCCACTGCACGAGATGAGGGTTCTCCCTGATGATGTACTTGTCCTTCGTGAAGGGCATCTTCGCCCTCATCTCATCAGGGAGTACCAAACTGTCGATGCGCTCTGACGGCGCAGCGTCGGCTGCATCGGAAGGCAGCCGACGCCGGTCAGCCTCCTCCTTCTTGAATCTCTTCTTCAGCTCTTCCTCTGTCGCCGAGAGCAACTGCTTCTGTCCGGTGATCATGGCGACAGCATACCCACAAAAAAAGAGAGAGGGCACACTCCCTTGTGAGGAGTGTGCCCTGTCCCTAACCTTCGTACCCGATACTCCGGAGTTGCCTCCTCACAGCCTTCTGATTGAAGGCCTTCGGTGAGAACGACAACGTAGTCAGCCCGGGACCCGAGGGTGGTCGGATATGCCAGTGACCTGAGCCTGTCCGATCCACCCTGAACCCGGCGGACTTGACCTCCCGCAGCAACTTCATCATCTCACCGCGGGAGCTCATGATCCTCTCCCTGTCCGGCCTTGATCGACTTGCCGACCAAGATCCCGAACCCGAACGAGAACATCATGTACAGCAGCACGACGAGCACGGCCTTGTCGGTCATGTCACACCCCGTACTTGTGGACGTTGTTCACCAGCTTGGTGGCCTCGGCCCTGTCCAGACCCACAGCCACGGCCCGGTCGAACAGCTTGTCCTCCCAGCCTGCGACGTTCGCCAGCTTCAGCTTGGTGCCGATGGCGAACAGGGTGTTGTTCCTTCGGCCAGCCGGGATCGGCTTGGCCAGGTCGTCTTCCAACGTGGTCTGCATGAGCAGTACCTCCTCCGGATCTCCGGCGTCAAGGAGCTTGATGATGAAGTCCACCTGAGCAGCGGACTTCTGGATGTGCGTGTGGAGCCGATCCTTCAGGTGACGTGGGAGCTCGGCAATCGTGCGCCCATTCCACCTCTGCTGCGGGTAGTGGTACACGCAGCCGGTAGCCCTCAGGTCAACGCCCTGTTCCAGACCGATCCGGTCTGAGAACATGGCGAATCCCTCCGGCCCCCACTCGTCCTCGCTCGTGGCGTAGAACAGGTGGTAGCCGTCGCCGCTCTTGCTGGTCTCAGCCAGCGTGAGTGGCAGCATGCCGAGCTTGCCGGCGTGTGTCAGGCCACCGTTCTTACCGTCGATGTCGATGCACACCAGGCGCACCGATCGCATCACCACGGCGAAGGCCCACTTCCTGGCTTCCGCTCCGGCCAGTGTCGGAGCGGGACGGAAGTGTCCCTTGGAGTACTTCTCCATGAACGAGGGCATCCCCCATCCTGGATCGGTCTTGCCCTCCTTCCACACCTTGACCAGTGCCGGGCCCTCAGCCGCGGCATACTTGAAGATCTGGTCGTCGATCAACTGCATCTGGTTGTAGACGTCAGTCATCCACCACGGTTGTGGCATTGTCTCCCTCCTTCAGGTAGTCGAGCAGGTTCTGAGCGTCCTTCTTGAACCCCGTGATGACACGGGTCTTGGTGGGTGTTGTGACACCCGGCACCCGCTTCGACTTCCGCTCGGTGATGAACACCGGACGGATGACAGACATGACAGCCGGCACCTCCCAGGCTGAGATGTCGTTGGACTTCAGTCTCCAGGAACGGAACTGTGCAGCGAAGTCCTCGACGTCCATCCCGATCAGGCTCTGCTCACCAAGAGGATCAGTCTCGATGACGTGAACCAGGTATTGCAGCGCCAGGGAGTTGGACTCCATGTGCTCGAGTCGAGCGATGTCCGATGCCCTCGTCGGAGCGAGCATCACGTTGCGCTCGGCCTTCGTGACGTAGTTGTCGATGAGCAACGAGAGCAGCGCCCCGAGCATGCGCTCCGACTGCATGTTCGAGAAGAACTGCGGATCCTCCGTGTACGTGTTCGGGAAGATGAACCTCACGAACCTGGCCTGAAGAGCGCTGCTCTTGTCCTTGGACCTCGGTTCCTGGTTCAAGCCCTCGATGAACAGGGCGTTGGTCTGGATCGGAGACGTGCTGTTGGAGTACAACTTGCGCATCCCGACCAGCTCACCCGTGATGATCGACTTCTCGAGAGCCGAGTCCTGCAGGAACAGGGCCGGACCATCGAACACCACGTTGAGCAGCTTCCCGTTCAGATCGAACAGGCTCTTCTCCGCCTCGGCAATGTACTGCCGCGTGATCATCGAGCAGTTCTCCGAACCGAACAGCTTGTGGAGCATGGTCATCAGCACGGACTTGCCGTTGCGGCCGTCTCCGATGAGCAGGACGTACTTGCCAGCAGTCCAGTGCGGAGCCAGGGATGTGGCCAGGTGACGGAGCAGTGAGATCGCAACCTCCTCATCATCACCAACCCAGTCGGTGATGATCTTGAAGAGCTCCTCCTTGTCCTTGGGATCCTCGTTCAAGACCCAGTGGATGGTGTTCGGAACGAACGATCCATCCGGATCATGCAGCTTGCCGTCCTCGTGCAGGGTCTTGAGTCCCTCACTCGTCTTGATCAGCAGCTTGGTCGGAAGATCGACCACCCTCTGGGCAGACTGTGTGAGCATGTACTCGAAGTTGGCGAACTGTGCCTTGTCCTTGAACAAGGTGTCGAACTGGATCTGGGCCCTGTTCAGGATGTCCCAGTCCGACAGGGGAACCCAGCACTTGCGATCCACCGGCGGGATCACCTGACCATCCAGGGTCTCGTAGTCCACTGGTGCGTACAGCTTGTCGAAGTAGTTCACGAACTCGAACGAGACAGCCAGAGTCTCTGCCTCTGTTGCCAACTGTGTGGGTGTCTTCAAAGATGACATGCATCCTCCTTGTGTCAGGTTGTGTGGCGCCCCCTCCCCACAGAAGGGGGCGCCACGCTCATCAGTTGCTGGTGAGCTTCAGGTCTCGCACCTTCTCGATGCGCTTGCAGAGCTCGTCGAAGTACTCACGGGTGCGAGCCTTGGCCAGCTGATCCATGAGTCTGTCGATCACGTCCTGCTTGTCCATTTGTCTCCTCCTTCATCACGCCAGCCGGGCGGCTAGCCCCTCCCCGGGGTGATTCAGACTGGGTACAGACGGATGACCTGCTTGTCCACGGTGGAGACGAAGTCCCCTCGTGGCATGATGCGACCCACCAACTGACGACGCAGGGAGTCATCCTCTGTGTCGTCGATGATGAGCAGCGTGTCGCACACCCTGTCCATACCGTCAGTGCCGGTGGCCAGGGTGGCAGTCCCGATCAGGACTTGGTGCTGTCCTGCCAGGAACTCTGAGATGATCGCCGCCTTCGTCAGTTTCGGAGTACTGCCTGTGACGATGGCGTACTTGATTCCGAACTGATCGAGAGACCGAGCCACAGCCGTAGCGATTGTGGCGTGGTCCGAGTAGATCAGGGTTGGTCCACTGGTTGAGAGGATGTGCTGCACCTTGAGGAACACTCGCTGATGCAGGCAACCCCTCTCGTCCACCATTCCCTGGTATCGGACGGTGTGCTTCATCTCCATCTGGCTGGCAACCATCCTGTGATCTCGGCGGTTGTAGCCATAGAGCCTCAGCTCATCGGAGATGTCCTCGTCATAGGCCACATCCTTGATGGTGTAGACCAGATCATCTGGAAGGTAGAACACCTTGGGCAGGGCAGCCAGGTACTCTGCTGCCGACTGCCCATTTTTGAACCCGAGCACGTTCGGCGTCTGGCTGAACGGGTTCTGTTCCGTGTCACAGTGGGTGTACAGGAACTGCAAGTACCCGCCCTTGCACGAGTGCGGATCGAGGATGTGCTGCACGCAGTACACCCGCTCCGCATCGTTGTAGTTGGGCGTCGCACTGAGCAGGATCAGCGGTGCCGACATGTGCCGTGCCAACGTGTCGAGCTTCCGCCACCCCTGTCCCTGCTGCCCGCCGAACATGTGGAACTCGTCGGCGATCACAGGCACGGACTTGGACAACTTCGTGTCCTTCATCCTGAACTTCGCGTGGCTCATCACCTCGATCTTCATGCCGTGAGCCCCGCCCACCGCCACCCACTGTGCGTGAGTGGACGGTGGTGCGATGACCAGAGCACGCCCATACCCCAGCTCCTTGAGCCCGACGATTGCCGTCAAGCTCTTACCGGAGCCGGTCTTGTAGTACAGGCATGCACGAACAGGACTGGGCAGACTGGGCACAGCATCGAGGAACTCCTGCTGATGGTCGAACAGCGTGACCTCAGACATGGCGAACCGTCCAGGCGTGGCCGTCGAGGTAAGCCTGCACCACGTCGGCCATGATCCGGTTGAGCCGTGGCTCCTTGAGCATCCCCAAGATGGCGATGCGTGCTGCCGATCGCAGGTCCTGATGGTGTGTCTGCGTGCCGAAGTGCCACACTCCCAGCACGCTCATCAGCTCAGGCGGCACGACCTTCTTGACCCCCATGTTGCGCAGGAACATGGCGTTCGGGATAGCCCGACGCAGGTCCTGCTCACCCTGCACCATGCGCACATCGCTGTCCAGCGACTGGCGTGGAGCGTACTTCTCCACGTACACGAAGTGCTCTTGCGGGATCTGCTGGATCCAGTCGGCCACGGCCTGGGCATCCAGCCCCGTGACGAGGTGGTGCTCCACCTCGAGGATCTTCAGGTTGGGCTTGAAGCACAGGTGAACCGCACCCGTGTGCACGAGTCCTGGGTCAACCCCGATCACGTGTGCTACATTCATAGAGCTTTCCTCCTTCTGAGCATGGGCCGGGCACCTGACTTGCGACAGGTGCCCGGCTCACTCACTTGGTGTAGCGGTAGTCGTGCTTGATCTCCGCTGCCAGGGGGAACCCCGGCAGATCTGTGTGGGTCATGGACATCTTGAGCATGTTCTTGGCCCACTCCAGAGTGACGCCCCCAGGAAGGGGCTCCCACTCGAGGACGATCTCATCGTGGAACTGACCCACGAGGCGGACGTTGTCCACATGCCCAGTCCAGTGATGCACATCTCGCAGGCTGGTGAAGAACAGCTCCCTGCACAGGGACTGGGTGAGCAGCCCAGCCAGCTTGCCGCCGTAGACCGTGTACTGCTGCGGCTGCTTGGTCTTCGGATTCATCCAGGTGTCCACCCACAGATCGCCGGTCTTGCGCTCACTCGGCTTCCAGTACTGGATGCTCTGCCTCTTGATGTTGGCACCGTGGATCACACGGGAGAACAGCGTGAAGTTGTCCTCCTGCACCATCCGGATCTCCAGAGAGATCAGGTCTGGGTTCTTCACCTGGGATCGGAGCGATTCAGGTGCTGGCCTCGGGAGGATCCGAAGGTAGTACCCATGCTGCAGTGCAACGTGAGAGGACACCCTCTCCTCCACTGCATCGTGCAGCGCCTCATCCAGCAGGCGCCAGTACTCCACGATCTGCGGGTTGGCACTTCGCCAGTCCCGCACCAGCTTCGCTGACTCCACCTCGTTGAGCTTGACACCCATCTTGGCGGCGAAGTCATGCACTGCTTCAGCCCCTGCACCGTAGCCACAGGACAACTCACCCACCTTGCCGACCTGACGCTCGGCCTTGGTGACGTGAGCCTCGTGCTTGCCGAAGATCCTCCCGGCCTGCACCTTGTACAGATCCTTGCCTGCGAAGTAGGCATCGAGCTTCCAGTCCTCGCCCGCCTGCCATGCCAGGCCCCGACTCTCCACACTGG